ACTTGATCATATGTATAGATTTCATTGTTTCCCTTAATAACTTCGAACAAATATGCACTCGTGTCAAAATGTGTTGACGAGAATTTTGATGGATCGGCGATGCGAACGCCACTTGGTCCCATTTTCTTGTGAGAATCATTTAACTTCACCCTAAAACGAAGATCTAATCTTCGTCTGTAGGCTTCAGGCTCGGCAAGATACTTGAGACACGGATCCTCCATATTATCCGTCATGATGATTAGTTTCGAATTGAAAAAAGCAGAACGCTTATTTTCAATTTCAGCAACTGGCATTAGTAACTCTGCATTGTTTGCATAATTAATAATTTTTGCTGGAATCGGAACATCATCATGACAATAATCAGGAGAAACCTGGTTCGCATCATCGATAACATAAATTTGAGACAATCTACTGTTGTAATTTGTTTCATATTTATGCCCGAACGGTCGATAGTAAACATACTTAGTATATTCAGCTAACTTTTCCTTCCGTTCTTCCCTAGAGAAATTTTGTAATTCAAAAATCTTATGCAAAGCATCAGCAGCTAAAGCATTAATCATCAATGTTTTACCAACTCCTGGATCACCCACTAGTTGCAGCACAACAGGCTGCACTCTATATGTGTGACCGCTGGCAGGTGAAATCATCACCTGCCGATAGAATTGGCGAATTCTCAAAAGTGTTGGAATAAATGCACTATACTCAGCTGTGCGTGGCTTTAACACCATCGCAAGTTCTTCAGCTTCTGTATAGGCTTTACACACTTTATCAAATCCAGACTCATCTAAGAGGATCGAATCAAGACCCTCTCGACTTGTCCATTCCATTGACGATTTATGCAATCTGACGATACGCTCATATGTACTCTCACCGATATTACTACCGGTAAGAAGTCCACACATGCGCTTTACAAGTTGAATTAATGAATGTACGCCATCAGTAGCTCTAGGTAAGCTACCAAGGTTTGCTGTGAAGTTTCGTAAGAAACCTTCATGTGGTTTTCGACCAAACATGAATGTTAACAAAATTGTGATAAGAGTAGAGACAGGATCAAGTTCATGATCCATACTCTGTTTAGATGGTAAATCTTTGAATGTTAAACCATAGGATAAAAGAACACCAATAATCATTGTGACTATTGTGTCCAAATCTATCCCTTTGACATTGAATTGGGAATATAATTCCCGAATTGCAATGTACTTAGCAGAGTATGAGTCTGCTTGATTTAACAAAACATGGACTGATGCCAAAACACCAGCCCAGTCCAAAATTTGCCGCATTTCATGAGGTAATGAATCAATAATTTCCTTAATTTGAGTAAATACTTCCAGTCTAATGTTATGATTGACTGAAAATAATGCTTGTTTTTTAGGAAATAATGTTTTCATTACTTGTTTATGCGCCGCATTTTGTCGTTTTGATTTAACCAACTTTTTCTTATCGAATTTTGCTTCCACTCCGATTTGATCGGTCCGTTGTGATAGCTTCTCCAGTCTTTCGACTGGATCCACTTTTTTGCCATGCCGTTTTGAATCACGTTTGGTATTGCCATTGTGTTCTGGTCCAGGATTAAGTTCAACATCTCCACATAAAAGTAGAGGTGCAAACCGCTTTAGTAGTTCTCTAAAGCTGTAAAATTTAAAGTTAAGAGCTTCTATCATCTCATAAGCTGCCGTGTTAAGGGCAGTTTCAAGAGTTTGATGAATTTCAAAAAGCTCAATAACTTCATTTTCATATGCAACCGTTAAAGTCACGATATAATCTTCTAAAAACATATCCTCACTTGGAGGATAGTATTCATAAGAAAATCGTGAATCTAAATGGTCACATACAAATTTTACATAATCAAATTCCAGAAC